ATCATCGACCGCCGATTCACCAAGTAACACCTCTGCCCGGTGGGGCCGCTAGACTGTCGGCGGCCCCACCCCCCTTGAAAGGACCCCATCATGCTGAACTTCCACGCCCTCGAGGTCAACCGCACCACCAGCACCGTCTTGCTCGACGGCCTCCCGATCACCACCATTGGGGAGATTCAGCCCCACCTGTCGGAGATAGACGGCTTTCTGTCCGTGACCGTCACCCTCCCTCTGTCTTCGATCACAGTCAAGAATCCCAGCGGGTCTGTCCGCGTCGACGCACCCGAGGCGGGCGAGTGAACGCGCCCCTACGCCTCCACCCCTACCAGCAGGCGGCGGTGGCCCACCTGAAGGCGCACGACCGGGCGGGCCTCTGGCTTGACATGGGCTTGGGCAAAACCGCGTCGGTCCTGTCCGCCTTGGAGGAGCGCCACCTGCCAGCCCTCGTGACGGCCCCGGCGCGCGTGACCCGCGACGTGTGGCCCGAGGAGGCCACCAAGTGGAGGCCTGACCTGCGCGTGGTGCCCGTCGTGGGTACTCCCGCGCAGCGGGCCTCCGCCTGGGCCAAGGACGCGGACGTGTACGTTGTGAGTCACCAGCTCCTGGGGGAGGCGGCGCGCCAGCCTCACGGGTGGGAGACCTTCATCCTGGACGAGGCCAGTGGATTCAAGAATTACCGCTCGAAGCGGTGGAAGGCGGCGCGCCTGATCGCTAAGACCGCGACCTGCGTGTGGGAGATGACCGGAACGCCGTCCCCGAACGGCCTCCTCGACTTGTGGGCGCAGATCTACCTCATGGACTTCGGGGAGCGCCTCGGGCGCACGATCACCGGATACCGTCGCCGCTACTTCATGGAGGCTGGTCGCCTCCCGTCCGGCGTGGTCACCGGCTACACGCCCCGCCCCGGCGCGTCCGAACGCATCCACGCCCTACTGGAGGACATCTGCTTGTCGATGGGCACGGAGGGCAGGCTTCAGCTCCCGCCGCTGACCATGAACCGGATCGAGGTTGAGATGCCGGCCTCCGCGAAGCGGGCCTACAAGGACATGCGGACGCAGCTCGTCGCAGACCTCACCCTCCTGGGCGGCGTGAAGCACACTGCGTCGACGGCGGCGGTCGCCACCAACCGCCTGAGCCAGATCAGCGCGGGCTTCCTGTACGATGACGACCGGGACGGCTGGGACTGGCTGCATCACGCGAAGCTCGACGCGCTCGCGGAAGTGGTCGAGGGCACCGGCTCCCCCGTCCTCGTCTTCTACCGCTTCCAGGCCGAGCTGGAGATGATCCAGGAGCGATTCCCCGAGTCCGTTCACGTGAGTGAGTCCGGCGCGGTGAAACGCTGGAACGCCGGGCGCATCCCGATTCTGCTCGCTCACCCGGCCAGCGCCGGGCATGGCCTGAACCTCCAGCACGGTGGGCACACAATCGTGTGGACCAGCCTCCCGTGGAGCCTGGAGCAGTGGCAGCAGGCCAACAAGCGCCTCCAAAGGCAGGGGCAGACCCACCCCGTCGTCGTTCACGTGATCGAGTCTCGCGGTACGCTGGACTCGAACATCCTCCGGGTGCTCGACGGCAAGGCCGGTGTCCAGGCCGCGCTCATGGAGCACCTCGAAAGCCTCATCTAACAGGAAGGACCAAGAACGGATGAGCACAAAGACTTCCGCCGATCTCACTCTTGACCTGTCGGTTGCCCCGTCGGTGTCGTCGCGCAGGTGGGAGGCCTCCACGCTGACGTGGGAGCGCCTCGTGGATCGCGCCCACAACCCGGAGGCCGTGAAGGATTGCGGCGGATACGTGGCGGGCCGCCTGAAGGGCACGGCGCGCCGGAAGGGCCAAGTCGAGTACCGTAGCGCGGTCACGCTGGACGCGGACGCGGCCTCCGAGACTCTGCCCGCCGTCGTCGCGGGCCTCGGACTTCGCGCCCTCGTCCACTCCACCTACAGCCACACGCGCGCCCACCCGCGTTACCGCGTGATCTTCCCGATCATGGGACCCGGCCTGTCCGAGGATGAGTATCCGAGGGTAGCCCGCGGATTGATCGAGGCGCTGGGCGAGGCGCAGTTTGACCCAGGCAGTACGCAGCCCGAGCGACTCATGTTCTGGCCCGCGACCGCCGCGCCGGACGAGTACGAGGTGGTGGAGTGCCAGGGTGAGACGGCGACGGCGCAGGGCCTCCTGCGCGACTTCGGTGGGCTTGAACCCACGCCTGACCACAAGACGGGGCCGAAGCGTGACCCCAAGGAACTGCCCGGCGTGGCCGGTGCCTTCAACCGCGTGTACGACATGGCAAGGGCCGTCGCTGAGTTCCACCTCCCGTATGACCCGGTGGACGGCGAACCGAACCGCTGGCATTACACGCCCGCCGAAAGCGAGGGCGGCGTGATCGTCTACCCGGACGGGTACGTCTTCTCCAACCACGCGAGCGACCCGGCATACGGTCGCGCCCTGTCCATGTTCGACCTCGTAGCCCTCCACGTGTACGGCGGGGAGGACCGGGCGGCGGGTGTCCCCCAGTCCACCGCTCCCGCCGACAGGCCGTCGATTCAGCGGGCCATGCGCGAGTTCGCGGCTCGTCCCGAGATCGTCACGGAGCTGGTCGCCGCCGACTTCGCGGACGTCGACGGAGACGAGGACGGCGCTCGCGGCCTCCCCGAGTGGGTCCTGGAGTTTCACCTCCACCCCAAGACGGGAAAGCCCCTTGACGACGTGCATAACTGGGACCTCCTCATGCGCCACGACCCCGTGCTGCGCGCCCTGGCTCGCAATGAGATGGACTTGACGACGGTCACGCGCCGCCAGTTCCCGTGGCGGACGGTGGAGGCGGGTAAGGACGACGCGCTCACCAACGCCGACCGCGCCCAGATCAGCGCGCATTTGCAGCGCGCCTACAACATGCCCCGCCCCGCGCAGGAGCAGCTTAACGGTGTGATCGACATGGTGGCGCAGGACAACGCTTTCCACCCCGTGGTCGAGTACCTGGAAGGCCTGGAATGGGACGGTGTGAGTCGCATCGAAACCTACCTGCCCGGCGCGCCGGATGCGTACACGCGCCGCGTTGCCCGCCTGGTGGCGGTGCAGGCCGTGGCCCGCGCCCTCGACCCCGGCGTGAAGGTCGACAACTGCCTGATCCTGACCGGGCGGCAAGGCCTGGGCAAGTCGTGGTTTGTCGAGACGATGGCGCGCGGCTGGACCTGCACACTCGGGCCCATCGAGGGTAGCGGCCTGCGCGATACGGTCATGGCAATGACCCGCTCGTGGATTACCGTCGCGGATGAGGGTTTCGCCATGAAGAAGGCGGACGCGGAGGCCCTGAAGCAGTTCGTCACGCTCACGCACGACGTTATCCGCCTGCCCTACGCTAGGGAGCACGTGAAGCTCCCTCGCCGCCAGGTGATCTGGGGAACCACCAATGACGCGGTGTTCCTGCGCGCGCAGGAAGGCAACAGGCGATTCCTCATCGTGGAAGTGGCCGAAAAGCTGGACTTCGGTAAGTACTCGGACGAGTACGTGAACCAGGTGTGGGCCGAGGCCGTCCACATCTGGAAGACCAGCCGCGACAAGTACGGCCTGAAGGACAACCCGGAGTTGTTCTTGTCCGCGTCGGAGGAGGCGGCGGCGGAGTCCGTGCGCTCGATGGCGACCGAAGAAGACTCCATGACAGGTCTCATCCAGGCCTACCTGGACACGCTCGTCCCCGAGAACTGGGTGGAAATGTCGCCCGAGGAGCGCATCAGTTGGCTACGCGACGAGGAACAGGGTATAGTGAGTGGCACGCACCCAATCGATGTGGTGTGCTCACTGGAAATCTGGGAGATAGCGCTAGGACGCGAGCGCGGGAAGCACTCTCGCGTGGACATCCTCCAGATCACCAACGCGCTGAAGCAGCTACCCGGCTGGTTCGGTCCCATGCCGAAGCCGACCCGGCTCCCGTTCTACGGGCCTCAGCGCGTGTTCGCCCGCCTGGACGAACCCACCGCCCCGAGCGGCTCGACCGAGTCACTCATCTAACCGATCACCGATCACCAAGGAGAACAGGACAATGGAAATCAACATCACTCTCGACGTGCAGGGCGCGACCGTGGAGGAGGTGCAGTGGCTGGCCAGTCTGCTGGCTGCGCAGCGCACCACTCCCGCGCCGATCACCGTCGACGTCGAGACCGCCGCGCCCACCACCGGG